CGTTGATGATGTTTCTTCATCGTCCTTTCCCGTAGGAGGCACGTCCCATGACCAGAGGCAGAGCGCCATCAAGACCACGGAACGATTCACCAGAGGGCGCTGCAATGCGCCTAGACGCTGCGAGGGCGCGCGTAACGCCGTCGCTCGATCTATCGGAGGCAGCGCTGAAGTTTTTCGACCAGATCGTGAAGTCGCGAGAGGTGGAGACGTGGTCGCGGCACGACATCAACGTCGCGTGTTTCCTCGCGCGCACGATGGCACATGCCGACGAGATCGACCGGCAGCTGTCGATGTCCGGCTACGTCACCTCGGATGGCAAGCGGAACCCGCTGCTCTCGGCGCAGATTCAGTGCGCTGCCTCCGTGCTGTCGTATACGCGCGCTCTCGGGCTCGCTGCGCCGCAACGGGGCGTGACTTCTCCTGCGCAGGAAGCGCGCAATCGTGCGGAGGAAACCGCGCGCAGCACTTTGCAGCGCATCGAGGATGACGAGCTACTCGGGTGAGTACGACGCGCGCAGAGAGGGTCATCAAGTTCATCGAGTCCTACCTCAAGGTTCCCGAGGGGTCGCTCGTCGGCAAGCCATTCAAGCTGTGCCCGTTTCAGAAGCGGTTTATCGTGCGCGTCTACGACAATCCGCATGGCACACGGCGCGCGATCCTCTCGATGGCGAGGAAGAATGGCAAGACCGCACTGATCGCTGCGTTCCTGCTCGCGCACATCATCGGTCCCGAGAAGGTGCAGAACACGCAGATCGTGAGCGGCGCGATGTCGCGCGAGCAGGCGGCACTCGTGTTCGCGCTCGCGTGCAAGATGCTGGACATGCAACCGCGATTCCGCGGCTTGTATCGCTATACTCCATCGACGAAGGTCATTGTCGGCATCGTGAAGAACGTGGAGTACAAGGCGATCTCCGCAGAATCATCGACTGCGCATGGGCGCTCGCCGGTGCTGGCGATCCTCGACGAGGTTGGGCAGGTACGTGGTCCGACCTCGCCGTTCATCGAGGCGATCACGACTGCGCAAGGCGCGCACGATGCGCCGCTGCTGATCGCGCTCAGCACGCAAGCGCCGAGCGATGCGGATATGTTGTCGATCTGGATCGACGACGCGCTGCGTTCCGGCGATCCGCACACCGTTTGCGACCTGCATGCCGCACCGGCGGACTGCGACCTGCTCGACCCTGCAGCGATGAAGGCAGCGAATCCGGGCCTGGGAAAGTTCCGCTCCGAGTCCGATCTCGTCGAGCAACTGAAGCAGGCGAAACGCATCCCGTCGATTGAAGCGAGCGCGCGGAACCTGCTGCTGAATCAGCGCGTGGCGCAGGAGTCGCTTTGGCTCGCGCCCTCGATCTGGCACGACAATGCCACTCCGCCTGATCTGGAGGTGTTCCGCAGCGCGTCGCACGTGGCGATGGGGTTGGACCTCTCCGCGCGCAATGACTTGACTGCGGCCGTGCTGGCAGCGCGCGACGCCGATGAGGTCGTGCACCTGCTGCCGTTCGTGTTCTGTCCGGAGCGCGGCGTAGAGGAACGCGCGCGCAGGGATCGTGCGCCGTACGATGCGTGGGTGCGCGACGGCTTCCTGTTCGCGACTGCGGGAGGCAGCATCGATTACGAGATCATGTTCGACCTGCTGAATTTGAAACTCGAAGAGGCCGGTATCAGAGTGGATTCGATTCACTTCGACCGCTGGCGCGTGCGCGATGCGAAGCGAGCGGCGGAGATCGCAGGCTTTGCAGGCGATGCGGAATGGATCGAAGTCGGGCAGGGATTCCGCGATCAAGCGCCGCGACTGGATGCATTCGAGTCGCTGCTGCTCGCGAAGCGCGTGCGGCATGGAGGTCATCCGCTGCTGAACATGGCGGCAGCGAATGCCGTCGCCGTGAAGGATGCGGCAGGGAATCGTAAGCTCGACAAGTCGAAGGCCACGGCGCGCATCGACCCGCTCGTCGCTGCAGTGATGGGTGCGTTCGGCGTTGGTGAAGGCGCAGAGACATCCTTCGATGTGGAATCCATGATCGGCTGACAGGAGGGAATGCCATGACGACGAAGAATAGCCCCACGCATGCGCTGCGCGAGCAGGCCACGCGCATCGTGGATGAGTTGAAGGCAGTACCGAAACCGAGAGCGAAGCCGACGGTGAAGTTCGCCATCGCGATGGATGGCATGGGTAGAGCGCTCGACATCAAGTCTGTCGAATGGACGTGGGCGCACATCGATGAGACGCCGCGCGCGCTGCTCGTCATGCAGGTGATCGACGAGATGCGCAAATGAGGCTGGCGATTGCAGTCCTGTGTGCCTTCCTCGCCGCATGTGGTGGAGGTGGCGGGTCGCGCACCGATCCCGCACCGAAGGACTCGAGCGCACCGGTATACGCGTGCGACTTCGAGGGAACGTACTGCGATTTCTCGGAGCAGTCGAAGCTGGCGGCATCCGGAGGGAGACGGTCCGCATTCGTAGCGCAAGCGATCAGCGGAGCGCAAGCCGTGCGCCTCACCACACTCCCAGGCGATAGCGGCGTCAATGGCAGCGGAGCCTGGGAACGCAACGACCTGATGAAGCCTCCCGATGCGAGCTACTGCAACGAGGGACAGGAAGAGTGGTGGGCGATCTCTGTTTTATTTCCGGATGACTACGTCTATCCACCTGGCCCCGATGGCGGCGTCGTGTTCGATTTCCATCACACCGGCAGCGGTGGATTACCCAACTTCAGCATCGACACGATGCCCGGTAGCGGCATGCGCTCGCGCGGATATGGAGGCGCGCAGGTCAATGGCGGGCAATACGGCGCGCAGATTGCGGACCCATTCGGAGCCTCGAAAGACGTGATGCGGAACGTCTGGTACAATTTCGTTCTCCACGTTCGATGGAGCGCGAGCAGCGACGGCCTGATGGATGGATGGCTGAACGGCTTGCCGTTCCAAAGCCATCGAGGCGCGACGCTCTACGCAGGCATGTCCTGCTACCTCAAGCTGGCGAACTATCACGGCCCGTACGGTCGACCAAGTTCGATCATCTTCGACCGCGTGATCCGTGCCACGAAGGCCAGCGAATTAGGGGCACATTGACTTTCGCTCGGTATTAGGTGATACCATCGGGCTTTCCCCAGCCTCGGAGGCTTGTCATGCACAGGATCGAAAAGGCGGGCACGCAATCCGATTCAAGCCCCTTCACTTTCGTTCTGTCCGACGAGTCCGTCGACAGGATGGGCGATGTGGTGGTGCAGAGCGGCATGTCGCTCACGCAGTTCAAGCGCAACCCCATCGCGTTGTTCTCCCATCAGTCGCGTCAACCCATCGGCACGTGGGAGAACATCCGCCGCGAAGGCGTCAAGCTGCTCGCGGACTTGAAGCTGGCGAAGGCTGGCACCTCTCGGATGATCGATGAGGTGCGGTCGCTGATCGAACAGCGCATCCTCCGCGCATGCTCCATCGGGTTCGCCCCGGTGAAATCGGAACCGATCGACCCGGAACAGCCGTATGCAGGTCAACGCTACACGAAAACCGAACTCCTCGAGGCCTCCATCGTCGCCGTGCCAGCGAATGCGAATGCGCTGGCGCTGCGCAGCCTCTCCCCGGAGATGAAGTCGCTGCTCGAATCCGCCAGCCGTATGGCACGCCCGCTCCCATCTTCCATGAAGGGAAAGACGATGACGTTGTCCGAGAAGATCAAGGCCGCGAACGCGCGCCGCGATGCCATCTCCACGCGCCTGAACGAGATCAAGGCGCTGGCCGAGAATGCCGACATGAACGACGAGCAGCGCGCCGAGATCGACACGCTGATCGGCGAGGACGAGTCCGTCGAGCGCGAACTCGAAGCGATGAAGAAACTCGAAGCGAAGCTGGCCGACACCGCCGTCGCCCAGAACCGCGGCGTGATGCCCGGATATTCGCCGGCGATCGTGCGCGCCCCGGGCAACGGCATGCATGCCGAGAAGCCTGGCACGCTGCTCGTGCGCTTCGCGCTCTGCGCTGCGCTCGCGCACATCGAACGCAAGGGAATCGAGCAGGTCGCGGCCGAACGCTATGGCTCCGACCAGCGCGTCGGCGCGATCATCAAGACCGCGACCGGCTCTGCCGACACCACGACCGTGGGCTGGGCGAAGGAACTCGTGTCCCTCGATGTGGCGGCGTTCCTGCAATCGCTCGTGAACGTGAGCGCGTATGCCGCGCTCGCAGCCAAGAGCATGGTCATCGACTTCGGAACCGCGGGCAGCGTCAGCGTCCCGTTCCGCACCGGCGGCACCACGGACCTCGCGGGGGCCTGGGTCGGTGAAGGTGGCGCGATCCCGGTGAAGCGCGGCACGATCGGTGGCGCGCTGCTGAATCGCTACAAGCTCGCCGTGATCTCGACGCTCACGAAAGAGCTGTCGCGTTCCTCGACGCCGCAGGCCGAGACGCTGATCCGCCAGATGATGGAGGACGACACCTCGACCGCGCTCGACCAGTATTTCTTCTCGGCCATGGCTGCCGTCGCGGGCGTGAATCCCGCTGGCATCGTCAACGGCCAGGCTGCCATCGCTGCCTCCGTGCTGGCGAACAAGGTCGATGCCGCCATCGCGGACCTCAGCGCCATCGTAGGTGCCATCGTCGCTGCGGGCAATGGCCGTCGCATCGTGATCGCCATGAACACGGTGCAGCGCCTCGCGCTCTCGTCGATGTACAGCGCTGGCACGTGGATGTTCAAAGACGAGATCGCGCGCGGGCAGATCGCCGGCGTGGACCTGGTCACGTCGGGCAACATCCCGGTCGGCGACGTGTTCGGCATCGACGCTGCGAATCTCGTGAGCGCTCTCGGCACTCCCGAGTTCGACGCGAGCGATGTCGCGACGATCGTGATGGCGAACGCCGATGGCGTCGCTCCGACGCACGCGACCGGCCTCGCGGATCGCACGATCATCGGGACCGCGGAGAAGGTGCCGCCGGATGGCGGCTTGGCCGTGCACGACCTGTCGCAGGATGCGGCCGGCAAGGTTGGCCTGGGCGTGCAAGCCGTGTCGATGTTCCAGACGTGGCAGATCGCGCTGCGCACCATCGTGCCGATCTCGTGGGCCAAGGGGCGCGCTGGCTCGGTGCAGTGGGTCGATGGCGTAAGCTGGTAAGCGCGCGTGAAGCGCACGGGGGGCGAAGGCAAGCCCCCCGCTCCACCGAGCGGGGCTGAGAAGCCGCGCGACACGACGAAGCGCCCTCGCACGAAAAAGCGGGGGCGCTTCTACTATCACCGCATGATGATCCCGAGAGGCAGCGATGGCTCGTAGCATCGTGGCGCGCCTGAAGTCCCTGCTGGGCTTCGCATCGCCGGTGGCATCAACGCAGCAACAGCTACCGATGAACATCCTCGGTAACTTCTGGCAGCGCGGGTACGATCTCACTACACTCGGTGGCGTTCCTGCGATCCGTACTGCATGCATCGACGCGTATGCGCAGACGATGGCGTCGATGGAGATGCAGTTGTGGTTGGAGGGTGATGACGGCGGATACACCGAGATTCGTTCCGGCCCCGTGGCATCCATCCTGCGCAAGCCGAACACATACCAGACGCGGTCCGATTTCATACTGAACCTCATCTGGTCGCTGTACGAGTGGGGCAACGGATACGCGGTGATCGAGCGCGCAGGAGCGAAGCCAGTGGGGCTGCACCTCGTGCAAGGCAATCGCGCCCAGCCCTACATCGAAGCCGATACGCATGCCGTGTTCTACGCCGTCGCGGCGAATCCGCTGATGCCGGACATGGCCACGTATCTGGTGCCACAGCGCGATGTGCTGCACGTGCGCCTGCATTGCCCGAATCATCCGCTGATCGGCGTGTCGCCCATCGAGGCGGCAGCGCTCGCGATGTCAGCGAACGTCGCGATAACGCAGCACCAGGCTGCATTCTTCCAACGCATGGCGCGCCCGAGCGGCATCCTGTCGACGGATGAGAAGCTGACGCGCGAGCAGATCAAGATGCTGCGTGATGCGTGGAACGCGCAGGCGTCCGGGCTGAATGCAGGCGGCGTGCCGATCCTTGGCAGCGGCCTGAAGTGGCAAGGCATGTCGATCTCGTCGCAGGATTCCGAGATAGCGGCAGCGTTCAATATGACGATCGAGGATGTGGCGCGTGCGTTCCGCGTTCCGCTGCCGCTGATCGGATCGCCCACCGGGGCGACTTACAACAACGTCGAGCAACTGATCGCGCTCTGGATGTCGACGGGTCTCGGCTTCGTGCTGCAACACGTGGAGTCCGCCTTCGACATGGCACTCGAGATCGAGCGCCCGCAGGAAATCGAGTTCGACACGGACTCGCTGCAGCGCATCGACCTCAAAGGGCGAGTCGAAGCGCTCACGAAGGGAATCTCTGGCGGGTTGTTCTCGCCGGATGAAGCGCGCAACCGCGAGGGGCTGCCGCGCGTCGCCTTCGGAAGCGAGCCGCGCTTGCAGGCGCAGGTCGTACCGCTCTCTCAGGTTGGCATGACGCCCGCACCCTCCGCAACGCCTGCGCCCTCGACGCCGCCGGATGGCGAGGAACCTCCGTCGAGCGATGAAGCGAAGGCAGAGATCATCGACATATTCCGGAGCCGGAGCGCGAATGGATAAGGCACTCGTCGAAGCCGTCGGGGATTTCCTCGCGGAGCAATTCAAGGCCCTGGAAGCCAGGATGGTCGCGCTGGTACAAACGCGTACCGGACCGGAAGGACCCAGGGGCCCAGCCGGCGAACGCGGAGCGGACGGCGCGGCAGGAGCCCGTGGGGCCGACGGCGCACCCGGTGAGCAAGGTGCGCAAGGGCCCGCTGGCGCGAACGGCCTAGACGGCCGTGGAGTGGACGCTGGTGCGATTGCCGAGATGGTCGCGGCAGCGGTGCGCACAGCCATCGAAGCGCTGCCGCGCGCGAAGGATGCGGACACCGAGGCGGAGACGGCGCGCGCGATGGCCGACGAGTTCATCGCGGACCTGATGACGACCAGCGAGGCGGAGGCGGACATGTCGGCCAGCTTGGCGCTGCGCGCTGCCGCGCGGATTCATGCGGATGTGGCAGCGGAGGCGAGCGCGGAGGCAGCGCGCACCGAATTGACCATCGGGCTCCTGCATCGGGTGGCGGAGCGCCAGGGCGAAGTGATCGACACGCTCAATCGCGACGTCGTGCCAGAGTACGATCCTGTAACCGGGCGCTTGGTGAAAGCGAAGCGCCAGCCGAAGGAGTGAACGATGAGCGAGTTGAAAGGCAGCACCGGCGAGTTGCGCGGCACGATCACGATCAAGCGCGCAGCCACCGGCAAGGAAGAAACCTACGAGCTGTCCGCTCCGTGCACTCAGGAGCAGGCGGAAGCGCTCGGAGCCACGATCGTCGAAGCCCCGCGCGCGCCGCGCGTGCACGGGGCCGCTGGCGGCTTGATCGGTGAAGGCGCGAGCATGAGCAACGAAGTCGACAAGGAGAAATGAAATGGCCGTCACACACAGCGCTGCCTCGCGCAACGCCGCAACGAATGCAGTCGTCGATCAACTCGATGGCGCTGGCAGCAAGCTCGTCTTTCGCGTCGGCGGAACCGTGGATGCGCCTGGCGCTGCTGCCGCGACGCTTATCATGGCGACGCCGGCCTTCGGTGCAGCGGCAGCGGGAGTCGCCACGGCGGGTGCCATCGCGAGCGATACGAACGCGGCGGGCAACGCAGCGCCGGTCTCGAAAGCCTCGCTGCAGACCTCCGCCGATGTGCTGGCGGTGTACTGCGACGTGGCTGCGGCAGCGAGCGACATCAACATGTCGAATGGCCTCGTGATCGCGCCAGGAGACACGGTGTCCTGTTCCGCGCTGACGTACACCGCGCTCGCAGCGTGATCCGTGTTCGGGCTGCCAGATAAGGGCGACGCGCCGAGCGACCTGCAGTCGATAGTATTCCGCGAGTACTGGGAGATACTGTCCGACGGCATTAGCGGGAAGAACTGCGTGCTGTCGGGGCTTGCCGTCACTGGCGGCGCGGACATGACGCCCGCCGTGGCGAAGGGTGCGGTGATCTCCAACGGCGTGCTGTTCGCCATCGCTGCTGCGGATGTGACGATCACGGCAGCGCATGCCACGCTGGACCGCATCGACCTTATCGTGGTCACTTCCGCTGGCGCGCTCGCCGTGCGCGCTGGCACCGCTGCTGCTGCGCCGAAGCCTCCTGTGCGCACCGCGAACGACGTCGTGATCGCGCACGTGCATGTCCCTGCTACGGATACGGCTATCGCCACCGCGCAGATCACCGACATGCGCGTGATGCGCGAGCAGGGTCCAATCGTCTTGAAGAAAACGACCACGCCTGTCGTGGTCAACACCAATGCGACGCTGCAGAATTACTTCACGATTACCCTGCCAAGCGGACTGCTGCTGGCAGGGAGAACGCTGCGCGTGCGCTGTGGAGGCACGTATCTGCTGAATAGCGGCACGCCTACGATGACGCTGCGCATTCAGTACGGCGGCACGACGATGTTCCAAGATGTGAGCATTGCTGGTGCAGCCGATGCGGATCGCGGAGCATGGCACCTCGAGTTCGATGTGGTGGCGCAAGCGAACAACGACCAGGCGCTTAACGGATTCATCACGTATCAGAATACCGTGGCAGCGGGGCGTGTCGCAGCAGCAACAGGTGTAGGTGAAATGCTCGGCAGCGTGGCAGTCGCAGGCCGACCCGTCACAAGCCCGATCAATGGCGCGGCAGCGGTGGATTCCGATACGGCTGATCGCACGCTTACCGTCGACTGGACGATGAGCGTGAGCAACGTCGCTGACGAAATCGCGATGGAGTTCGCTACAGCGGAGTTGCTGTAGGTGGAGGCCTACGTCCGCATCGCCAACGTAACCCACGCTGATCCGACGACGGACAGGCGTGGGTGCTGGAAGCGCGGAATGATCGTCGAAGTAGTCGAAGATGGCTATGCGTGGGCGAGACTGGAGAGCAAGCAAGTATGGATCGCGGAAGGAAATGATCCCGCAACGTGGCCGAGCCAAGGGAAGGTGGCGATTCTGAAAATTCCCGGCGTGCCGCTCATCAAAGGGCTCGCGCTGCGTGATGCGCAGATGGTCGATGATGCCGGGGTTGCGACGACCGCGCCGTTCCGTCGCCGTGCATGGCAGTTCAAGATCGACCTCGTACCTCAGGCCGTTCGTGACGAAGTGCTGTTGACGGGTGAGTACACCACGACCGTTGCAGCGATCCGAAACTTCCTGCGCCGCATCCGCGACGACGCGCAGTACACCGGGCTCGATTGATGAAGACCCTCAAGTCTTCCGGCGGCGATTATTCCTCGATCATCACTTGGGAGTCGACCGAACAGAAGGACACAGCCGGCACACCTGAACTGTTGGAATGCTACGCCTTCGTCCAGAATATAGGCGGCAGCGAGTTTATCCTTGATGGATGGACCCTCACGGCGGCGGGATATGTCCGCGTCTACGCAGCGAGTGGCAACCGGCACAATGGTACAAGCGAGAGCGGCTATTGCCTGAAAGGTAGCCAAGGATTCGGCCCCGTCACGCGCATGAAGTCCACCTTCCTGCGTTTCGAGGGTATCGAGTTCAAGCACACATCGTCCGCCAATGGCGGAGAGCGGGCATTCTTCAACGACAATGCCGGAGGGACGCGAGACATTCGCGTTACCGAGTGCCTCGTTGTTGGCGGCAATCAGGCCGTCAGTAGCGCGGGTGGCAGGTTCGTGATGGCGAACTGCATCGTGTTCGGATGCGCCAATGGGATTC